CGTTCCGCGACCTCACTGGGCATCAACAAGACGCCCGTTGCGGCTCTGGTGAACAGCGGCTCGTAGTGGCTTTCGCTACTGACGGGGACGTGAGTGACGCTTTAGGGCGTTCACTCACGTCCCTGGAGTATCAGCGTGTCGACCATCTCCTCGATGAGGCCACCGACCTTGTGATCGGTTACGGGGTCAGCGCCACCATCAACCCTGTTCCTGGTGCTGTCACTCGAGTGGTCGCGTCGATGGTGATGGCGGTGTTCACGAAACCGTCCATCAACATCGCTGACTATGACGCGTCCGGGTACCGCAGTTCGTCGGAGACGGCGTCGGTTCGGGTCGGTATGGAGTCGGCGACCACTGAAGGACCGTGGTTGACGGCGTCCCAGAAGATGCGGTTGAACCCGTATCGGGTGGGTGGCATGAACCAGGTTCAGATGGTGTCGGAGTCGGACAGCTCGGCGGCGGTGTGGCCGGACTTTGAAAGCCTGTACAACACCTGATGGCTGAAGTTCGGTTCAAAATCTCGGCGCAAGGCAAAAAAGAGATCCGGTATTGGGATTCCACGGCGCGCGTTTTAGAAGCCGTGGCCCACACCATTGCCGACGCCGCCAACAGTTCGCTGAAATTGAACGGCTCTGGTGACTTGTCACCGGGATACGTTATCCGTTCTAAGCCCGGTAGACCCGATGGAACGTTGGGTCGGTGGCGGGTGTCGGTGGCTGCGGTCACCCCGCACGCCATCCGGCATAACGCCGTCCACAACACCCTGTTGAGGGTGTCCGGGATCGCCCGAAAATGACCATTTACAGAACCCCTAAACCGGCAGTCAAAACGGCCATCACCATTTTGGCGGCCGGTTTCGGGCAGTACGCGCAGGTGTCGGCAAAAATGCCGAAACATCGGCCCATCCGGTTTGTTCAAGTCTCCCGCATTGGTGGCTATCAGGACAACCCGGTCACCGATAACGCCCGACTCCTCATTGAGTGTTTCGGCCCGGACACCGAAACGGTGGAAGCCATGTCGGCGACCGCCAGGGCGGCGCTACGCAACGCCATCTCCACCATCGTTGATGGCGTGTGGGTCAGGAATTGGTCCAACGAACAAGGCCCAGTTGATTTTCCGCACCCACAAATCCTTGACTTAGACCGCTGGCAGTTCACCGGCGACCTAGCCCTGTCTACAACGACGGCGTCATAAACAACTGAACATTAACTTCATACACAACTGAACATCCCAATTTCATAACCATTTCAGGCCCGTCCCGGACGCCTGAAAGGGGCAACAAACCATGGCAGATTCAACAGTCATCTGGGCGCCTACCCGCCCGGATTCCGGTGGCGTGTTCTATCGCGCACCGCTGGGAACCACCCTCCCCACCAACGCCACCGCACCACTGAACGCCTTGTTCGTCGATCACGGTTGGCTGGGCGAAGAGGGCATCACCATTTCGGTGAACCGCGACATCAAGAAGCATTACGCGTTCGGGTCGGACCTCGTCAAGACCACCCAAGGTCAGTTCGACGAACAGCTCAAGCTGTCGTTCCTCGAGTCCGACCCCGATGTGCTGGAAACCGTGTTCGGTGCCGGCGTCACATTGGGAACTGACGGTGCCGGTAACCGCACCATCCGCGTGGAACACAAGTCCAAGCAACTTCCCCGCTCGGCGTTCGTCATCCACACCGTCGACGGCAACAAGGTTCGCCGCCTGGTCGTTCAGGAAGGCGCAGTGGTCGACGTCGGCGACATCTCATACATGCACACCGACATCCTCAAGTACAGCATCACCATCGACTGCTACAAGCCGGCTGCCGGTAACGCCGAAGCGGTCGTGGAGTACATCTTCGACGCCGGCCACGCCGCCGGGTCGTAATTGACCCTCTGGTGGGTGGTGTTTCTTGGGACGGGCCTGCCACCCACCAGAGCCCGGTATGTAAGCCCGTTCTGTTTTCACATGTCACAACCAGGAAGGTCCGTCCCCCATCATGGCTAAACCCATCATCGGCGCTAACCGCAAAGCCGCCAAAATTGAGATTGTGCTACCGGTCGACGCGAAAGGTGATTACGCGTTCGACGAAAACGGCGACCCGGTGAAGGGCCGCACACCTGTGGAGTTCACGGTGCCGCGGTTCGACTGCATGTCTCGGGAACAGTTCAAAGAACTCAACGCCAACTTGGCCGCCCTTGACGACAAGAAAGGTGACGACGGGCAACCGTTGTCGCCGCAAGACCGCGGCATCGAGGTCGTGTTGGCGATGCTGCGACCGTTCATCACCGACACTGAACTTGAGGTCGTGTCGCAGCTACATCTGTTTGAACTGGAGCAGATCGCTGAACGCATTCAAGAAGGCTCCACAATCACTGTGGGGGAATTGGTGGCCTCGACCAGCTCCTAGATGAGCATGGCGGGGCCATCAATTTCGATTTGATGACCATGACGGGTTGGCGGATAGCCGACCTGGGCGACAACTTCACGTGGTGCGATTTGCGGGACTTCATCACCAACCTTCCGCCATCACAACAGTCAGCTCTGTATCGGCAGCAGCATCCCCAGTCGTGGTGGTGGACACCGGAAATTGATTTTTTGGGCGCTGTGTTGACGGCAATTCAGTGGGGCAATTGGCAGCGCGGCGGCGGCAAGGGCGACAAACCGCAGCCGGTGAAACGGCCAGCAGACAAACCTAAAACCGCGCGCGATTTCATGCCGACATCGAGTGCCGAACTGAAAGCACGCAAAGAAGCGTTCAAGCAATCCATGGAAAGGACACACGGTGGCAACTGAACTCGGTACCGCGTATGTGTCCGTGTGGGCCAACACAGAAAAACTTGAGTCGCAGATTAAAGCGGCTCTGGACGGCAGCGGCAAAAGCGCCGACAAAGTCGGTAACGACATCGGCAACAGGATTTCGGCGTCGGCATCCAAAGCCATGAAGGATGGGTGGCGGCCCGACCAGGACATCATGGCCGGCATCCCCGACACCAAACTTGACCATATCGGTGCCCGCATCGGCCAAATCATCGGTAAAGGTGTTGTCGGAGGTTTACGGGCCAAGCAAGCCGGGACAGATTTCGCCAACGCGTTCGGTGACGGCGCCGGAAGCATCGGACTGGGCAAAGTCATCGGCGGATGGCGCAAAGAACTATCCGGCGGCGCGATCCACGCGATGGGTTTCCTTGCCGGAAAGACTTTGTCGGCCGGGTTGACCGCCGGGGTTGGTTTGGGTGTGGCTGGCATCGGTATGGCCCTGACTTCAGGGTTTGATCGGCTAGAAAAACTTGACTCTGCAAAAAGCAGATTAAACTCTCTCAATGAGTCGTTGAAAAGGTTCAATAAACCGCTCATTGATGTCCAAAAAGCCGTTAAAGATGTCACTGATGTAGTGACGGGCACCCCGTTTTCACTTGATGCCGCGTTCGGTAGCGCAGTTGGTGCTATCGGCGCGAATGTGACTGACATCAAGGGCTATATGACCGCATTGGTCGATGCCGCAGCGGTTGGCCAAACAAGCCTTGAAGACATGGGGAGTGTCTTCCAAGACATAGCCAATGAAGGTGCGTTGAGCGCGGAAACGTTAAACCGCCTTGATGCACGAATCCCGGCCACGTCATGGGTCAAAGAATCAGTTGAGCGCACTGGTGGAGATTTTAAAAAGATGCTGGCTGACGGCCAGATCAGTTTAAACATGCTCCAAAAGATTATTGAAGATCACGCCTCAAACACTGCTCAAGGATTAGGCAACACCCTTTCGGGTTCCATCGACATCATGAAAACGAAGATCGCTGTCGTGGGCGCGGATCTTCTATCTGCTATTTTTGGTGGCCAAAGTGGTGATCCGGCCGAAGGCATGAAAGAGGCCATCAACCGGATAACTGAACAACTAAAAAACCTTGATTCATGGATTAAAAGCCATAAAGAGCAGATCCGCACTTTTTTTGAAGACGCTAAGACCGCCGCTAAAAACTTAGTGGACATGATCGGAAAAGTTCTTGAGATCATCCACAACATTCCTGGTGGAATCACGACGGTGGTGGCGGCGTTCGGTGCCTGGAAAGCCATTGAAGGTGTTGCCGCTCTTATTACGACACTGAAGTCGATATCGACTCTCTTGAGGGTTACCCTTCCGGCCGATGCGGCCTTGGGTGCGGGACTGATCAGTAAAGCATTGGGCGCGATTTCAATACCGGCCGCTTTACTCGCGATCCTTCAGTGGGAACGAAGCCACGAACGGCAAACCGCACAGGATGAAGGTAAAACCGATTCGTTGCCAATAGGCCCACGCGGTATGCCCATGCCGGTTGCCCCGGGCGATAGCGGCCAATTCGGTGGGCCGAACTCGCAGCGTGAGCGCCGAGGATTAAATCCCGTTGACCCGACCGGGGGACTGCTGGGTGGGACGCTCGGCGGCGGCGGTGACAACGGATCTTTGATTCCCGGCATGGGCGTTCCCGGTGTTGGTGGCGGCGGGAACGGTTACATCGGCAACACAGGCGATCCGGTGGAGCGGTGGCGGCCGATGGTCAGAAAAGCTTTAGCGCAATACGGCCCCCAGTACGGCATCACAAACATGTCGGCGTGGGAACAGAAAATGATGACCCAAATCCGCACCGAATCGGCCGGCAACCCGTCGGTGTTT